GATGAAAAATTAAGTTTAAAATAATCTAAATAATTTACACAGGAATGAATATGGATCCCACAATCAATAAAATTCAACAATTACTTTATACAACGCAAATGTTAGCCGAAGAACTAGAAATCGTTTATGATATTCTAGACAACCTATTTGAAGAAGAGGATTATGATCTTTCCGAAACCACTCTTCTTGAGAAGAAGAATTGGATTAAAAAGGCAATTAAGAAAGAAGGCTCTCTTCGTAAGACAATGAAGACCAAGAAGGGAAAGAACATTCCTGTTTCTAAGTTGAAGAAGGCCGCAGAAAAGGGGGGCAAGACTGGAAAGCGTGCTCGTCTCGCCTTAACACTTCGTAAATTAAATGAAAGTCAAGATAGAGATGGTGATGGTGATTTTGATGGTGCAGACTTTGCACAACAACAATTTGAATGGACACAAATTGGTGGTTGGGATGTCCCATCAAGAGAGTTTGGTGAAGGCTGGTTGGCTGCAACAGAACTTGGTAGACAAGCTTCAGCAGCAAAATATGGTTCACCAGAACAAGAAGAACTTTCTAGAGCCGCGCTTGCCGCAAGAAAGCAAATGGAAGCCCACCCACATTTTGCTGAATTTAGAAAAGGACATCCAAGAAAAAGAAATCAACCAAAAGGACCCGAAATGGGCCCATATATCCCAGCCTCACCGGGTGAACGGGCTTTAGGATTGTTTGGAGCAGACTAACTCCCCACTAGGAATCGTATTCTTAGTCCGACAACCCCGAGTTAATCGGGGTTGTTTCTTTCTACGAAAGCAACCCAATCTTGATGAATCACATGGTTGCCCTGATATTTGTCTTTGAGATTACTTACATCCCACCAAATGACATCACCAACTTGAATGTCTTCAGTTAGTTTATTGCCAACTGCAATCACTTGTGCAGGAATAATCTTTGAACTAGATTTTTCATTATAAATGATACCTGCAGCAGTGGTTTTTTGACCACCGATTAAAGACTTTGCGAGTATCCACTTACCGACTGGTTTAATTTTTAAATCTGTCATAATTCCTTCGCTAGGATTCGAACCTAGAAATAGAGATCCAAAGTCTCCAGTGTTACCGTTACACCACGAAGGAGTGAACCTTGGCACAATAATTGTTCATTATGATGCCAGAGGCAGTACCAACATTGATGCTTCTCACAGAGCCATACTGGGGAATGTAAAGAAGATCATCACACATATCTAGAACATTTGCAGGAACTCCAATCTGTTCCTGCCCAAAGATCATAATATAATGCACATTTGGATCAAAGTCAAATGCATTTACGTCTTTTGCTTCACGTACATTGTCAATTCCCAATAGTTTAACTTTGTTTTCATGCTTGGAAATAGTTTCTTCAATGTAGGAGCCGAGATCTTCAATGCTTTTGACATGGCGTAGGTGGGTGTAGTGATGAGTACCGACAGTCCCCCGTCTATCGTATTTTTTATTCCCATAGATTATGACCTCTTGCGCGAGAAACGCATTGCTGTTGCGTATAATGGTTGCAATATTAAAATCGTTCCCAATGTTGCAACACACAACAGAATAGTTATGGCGCTTGCTGTCAAGATTAGTGAGTATAGCTTCGTCATCCCAATATTTATAGTGATCTATTAGATTACGGGTTTCGGGATTCATATTCAGCAATTTTAATTTCAAGATTCTTGACTTTGGCTTCCAATCTTTCAAACATGACCAACTGCATTAAAAATGTAACACATAAAATTGCTGAGGCAAATAGTGCATCATAATAAGTAAAATATTTTTTCTCGTTATTCATCTTTGCCTTTTCCCCAGCCACCACCATTTTCATATTCTTTTAAAATGGAACGACTGGTATCTACATGATCTTTGTAAATTTCATTGAGTCTATGTTGCATTGGAAAATGCTTCAAAACTCTTGCTGCTCGTTCTCTAATTTCAGAGGGAACCTTTGGAGTATGAGCAGGGTTCAAAAGATCATAAAGAAAGTTTTTGACGGCAACTAAACTATGATACTCTTCGTGTGGTAATGTCATAATGATCCCTAGGGGATTCGAACCCCTGTTATGGCCTTGAAAGGGCCGTGTCCTAGACCGACTAGACGAAGGGACCAGTTCACTCGTACTTAGCTTTGATCTCAAGAGCAAGGAAAGCAAGAATCATACCAACTACGCTTCCAACAACAGCACCTTCGTAATTTTTGTAAAAGAGAAATCCAATGAGGTTGATGGCGATCAAAATTATCATTGGAACCATGAGTTTGTTCAATACATTTTTCATGTAAGTATATTAGCACATGTTTTGTTGAAGTCAAGAAGGTTTCTAAATAATTTTATGAACTACCTTACAAACTATTATAAAAATTTGTCAGAAAATTTACTAAGAAGAGTTACTTTACTTGAAAATTATTTGAGTGAAATGCAAGCACAAATGGCTGCTGGAACTCCTGAAATGGGAGTTCCTGAAATGGACGCAGAAGCGGCTGTTGCCCCACCTTCTGGATCTCCATCACAGACACAAAGTTCACCTGGGGCACCAACTGACCCCGGTGATGCACCAAAAAGAAGAGATGGTGAAACTGATCAACAATATACAAAAAGATATGAAGAATGGTTAAAAGCAAAAAAGAGATGGGAAGTTTATCAGCGTTTTAGAAAAATTGAAGAAAATGGTGGAACCGTGTTTAGTTTTCCTCAAAGAATGCCTAGCGAAAAGAGAAATGTAGAGGGAGAAACAGTTACATATGCAGTTCCACCAGCCAGACCAGGTGATATCTACATTGGTCAAAATGGGCAAGTATACAGAGTAAATGAAAATAATCAATGGGTTCCAGTTTGAAGAGATTTTTACAATATCTTAACGAGTCAGACTACAGAAAGACTCTGCTTAAAAGAGCAGAGTCTTCTGCTTCGGCATTGGAACAAGAAGCCAAAGATAGAATATTAAATATAATCCCACCAGCAACAGAAGATGATATGGCTATTGTTGTTCCCGGTGTTTTACTTCAATCTGAAATAGATCAAGATGGATATCCAACAGGTGAAATAATCACAAAGATAAATGATCCGGGTGTAATTTCTTATGCAGACAAAGTTCAAAAAAATATGGATGATTTGCTTGGCGCTACTGAAAGAAAAAAAAGAGAAGATGAATTTCTTAAAAATATAAACAAGAAAAAATCTTTTAACAACGATACACTTTAATTGTTTTCAACAGCTTCTATTCTTTCACCAAGCCATTCCATGCAGTTTACTGCCATGCTATTCCCTAAAACTTTATATCTGTGACCATCTGGACACTCAGGCTTTCCACGCCAAGGAATAAGAGTATAATCATCTGGAAAGCCCTGAAGTCTCTCACATTCACGGGGAGTCAGTTTACGAACTCGGCTTCTCTGTTGGTTGGGCACAGAAACAAATAGACCACACTCATCACCAGCGGGGCCACCTGAACCTTTCGCCCATTTGCTGGTTACGGTATCTGAACAAGTAGGATCGTTACCACCATAGAACGGCATATTCACAATAGCAGCAAACGAAGCATTATCTCTTGCCAAAGTATGACAAGGATCACCAGGCACACGACTCTGCCTATTAATCGGTGCAGTTATTTGGAAGAGGTCGTAGGGGACGGGGATGTAGGTGTCTCCGTCTTCTCGGTGTCTTGACCAGCCTCTTGCTCCAAGGCATTTTGCAATATCTTCGGGAGAACCTTCCCCCGCTTTGCTGCGCGACTTAGAATGCCTTTGCAGGCTTTGGGACTCAAAAAGAACTTTGGCTGCACTGGTTGTGTCTCCAAGACATCCGACAACGAAGACACGTCGCCGTCGCTGCGGGACGGCAAAGGGATGCCCGTGTGTTCTGACCCATTGAGCGTCCAAGATCCGGTAGGCCCACCCATACCCCAAGTCCCCCAGCGCCCCGAGGAAGGTTCCAAAATCCCTTCCTCCGTTGCTGGACAAAACACCGGGGACATTTTCCCATACAATCCATCGGGGGCGCTGACTCCTAGCGATTTCAAGGTAAGTGAGCATGAGTCCTCCACGGGGATCGGAGAGTCCTCCTCTGAATCCTGCCAAAGAGAAAGACTGGCACGGAGTGCCCCCAACGAGGAGGTCGATTGGTTCTTTGATTTCCCATTTTTCATAATTTGTCATGTCTCCAAAGTTTGGAACATTCGGATAATGGTGAGCCAATACAGCAGATGGAAATGGATCAATCTCGCTGAATCCAACAGGTTGCCACCCAAGAGGATGCCATGCAACCGTAGCGGCTTCAATACCAGAACATACTGATAAGTATTTCATTTTAGTCGGGCATGCTGGATTTGAACCAACGACATCTTGCTCCCAAAGCAAGCACTCTACCAAGCTGAGTTAATGCCCGCGCTTCCTTCTTGCAATTATAGCAGCAATTCCAAGCATTGCAAGGACTCCCGGTGCAGGAACATCAGGAGGCTCACAATCGCTTCCATTCAATTCAGTAGAAGCCTGCATACAAACGCTCTCAATGCGATCATGGGCAACAGGAATGAACATATCCTGATCCACGGTCTGAACGGTCATTACAAGCCTGCCACCGTTGAAGATCTTATGGACCCAAAATCCATCAAAAGATCCCATGAAGTATTTATTTGCAGCTTCAGGATAATTTGAAACCGTATTATTTGAGATAGACTCCTTGATGGGCTCGGTGATCGTGAACTGAGTATCGAACACAAGCCTATCGGTGAAAGTGACTTCCTGATAAATTGCTCCCTGATACTCGGAGCGAGAGAAAGTCTGACCATTTGAATTATAGATTGTAGATGTAGGGACGATAGCCATT